TGTCTGCACGTTACACGAAAGCTTTGGCCCGTGCTATGGCTTACACCAAGCAAGTTAAAGCTGCTGCTGTTTTGAATAACGGCTTCAGTAATGCTTACGCTGGTGGTGACGGTGTTGCTTTGTTTAGCGCATCACACCCCTTGGTGTCTGGTGGTACTAACAGCAACATTCCTACTACCCCAGCCGATTTGAACGAGACTTCTTTGGAAGCCGCCGTTATTCAAATCAGCTTGTGGACAGATGAGCGTGGCTTGTTGATCGCAGCTAAACCCAAGAAATTGGTTGTTCCTTCTTCATTGCAATTCGTTGCTACCCGCTTGCTCGAAACGGAACTCCGTGTCGGTACAGCTGATAACGACATCAACGCAATTAAGAACAACGGTTCAATTGCTGAAGGTTACTGTGTAAACCACTTCTTGACCGATACTAACGCTTGGTTCTTGACCACAGACGTTCCTAACGGCATGAAGCACTTTGTTCGTTCACCCTTGGCTAACTCCATGGACGGCGACTTCGATACAGGTAACGTTCGTTACAAGTCTCGCGAGCGTTATTCTTTTGGCTGGTCAGATCCATTGGGTATGTTCGGCTCTGCTGGTGCTTAATCAGCGGTAAAGAAAAAGGGGGCTTCGGCTCCCTTTTTTGTTGCATTGTTTTTATTGAAGTGGTATAAACATATTAATCCGGGCTTATCCGGTGCATTAGACAGTCCCGGCTGACGACATACAGACTAATGCACTTAACTTGTATGTAAGGAACCATCATGGCAAATACCACGTTCTCCGGCCCAGTCATATCTAACAATGGCTTTATTGGCGGAACAGCTTCTTCTCCCATCGTTGAAACCACCGCAGGCAATGTGTCTGAATCGTACGTTACGACTTCAGCCGCTACGGGTGATACACGTTTGTCGTACAACCTGTTGACTTTTACCTCTACAGGTTCTGGCGAAACTATCCGTGCTTTGACTCGCGTCACTGGCGCTGGTGGTGCTACAGGCGGCACGATCAACGGCGCTCACATCAGCTTGAGCATCAACGGCTCTGGCACCATCTCTGGCGCAGGTAACGCTCTTCGCGCTACTTTGGGCGGCACATCTACAAACCCCGGCGGTACGATTGCAGCTATTCAAGCTGACTCTAACTTTGCTTCTGGTGGCTCTTGGACTGGCGCTTCGTTTATTCGCTTTACAAACAGCGGCACTGGCACAGTAGCTAACTTGTTTAACGTTCCATCTGGCATGATTACAGCCAATACCCAAGGCGCAGCTACAAACTCATTGAAGATTGTGGACAGCGCAGGTACTGCGTACTACATCATGTTGACTACAACAAACAGTTAATATGCAGATCACCAAGGAATTCTTGGAGTCTGAGATTAGTGAACTTGAGACTGAAGCACAGAAGGCCCAAACCTTTTTGACTCAGGCTCAAGCCACAATCCAAGCCTACAAGATGCTCATTAACAGGCTAGATGCCCCAGAACCGGAAACGGAGCAATCATCATGATGCAGACAGATGTAAAAGGCGCAACGTGTCCAGTAAGTACCGACACAACTGTATATACAGGACGTACCCGATTTAAAGGTATTTGGTATAGCGCAACAGGCGCTAGTACGATTGCTATTAAAGACGGTTCAACTACGTTGTTTACATTCACAATCGGTGCAGCCGGTGTGTCTAGTATTTGGATTCCCGGAGAAGGTGTTGTTTGCTCAACAAGCCTTGTAGTTTCTGTTGGCGCAACATGCGCGGCGGTAGCGTTCTATGGCTAAGAGTCCTGCATGGCAGAGGAAGGAGGGAAAGAGTCCGACTGGTGGCTTAAATGCCAAGGGACGCGCCTCCGCCAAAAAGCAAGGCATGAATTTGAAACCTCCCCAGCCGGAAGGCGGAGCTCGAAAAGACTCATTCTGTGCCCGGATGGAAGGCATGAAGAAGAAAAATACCAGCTCAAAGACAGCAAAAGATCCAGATTCACGAATCAATAAGGCATTGAGGAAATGGAAATGCTAGATCTGAGCGTTGTTTGGTCGGCGATATTAACACTGTTAATATCAATCTTAGGCTATGTGATGAATGAGAAGTTCCGTGAGCTGGCTCGTATTAGCATATTGCTCAACAAAACCCGTGAGGAGGTTGCCCGTGATAACGTTACTCAAGCAGAAATTGACCGCATTTCGAGTCACATTGACCAACGCTTTAACAAGCTTGAAGAAAAAATTGACCAGCTTATTCGGCAGGGCCGATAATGCCAAGCAAGAGTAAAGCTCAACGAAATTTCATGGCGGCGGTGGCTCACAACCCAGCGTTTGCCAAGAAAGCAGGCGTCCCACAGTCTGTGGGTAAAGATTTTAATGAGGCCGACAAAGGCCGTAAATTTTCTAAAGGTGGCGATATGAAAAAGATGGACAAGGGTGGCATGACCATGGTAAACAAGGGCGGCAAAATGGTTCCTGACTTTGCTGCTGACGGCGTTGGCAAAATGAAAAAAGGCGGCATGGCTAAAGCAGACATGAAGCAAGACAAAACCATGATGCAAAAGGCCGTGAACAAACACGAAGGCCGTTTGCACAAAGGCTCAACCATGACCAAACTAGCTGGCGGTGGATTTACAAAGTCTGCTAATGGTATTGCCCAGCGCGGCTTGACCAAAGGCACTCAAGTTGTAATGAAGCGCGGCGGCGGAAAGTGTTAAGGAGTTGATATGCGTGAAGACCCATACGTATACGGCGGTTCTACCGACATGGAACTTGAGCTTGAAGACAGACGTCGAGAAAAAGCTGGTGCTGGCCGTGGCGGTCAAGGTGGCCCCACAGCCAAAGAGCTGGCTGACTATGAGCGCAAGATGAACAAAGGCATCTTTACTGAAGGCATGAAGCCGCCTCAAGATGTTGATGGTCGTTCAGCTGCACCCAAGAAGACTGTTAAAAAAGCTGGTGGCGGCATGACAGCCTCCAAACGTGGTGATGGTATTGCACAGCGCGGTAAAACGCGCGGAAAGATGTGTTAAATCATGATGGCTAGTCGCGGTATGGGCGCTATGCGCGCCAGCAAAATGCCCAAAGGTGTACGCAAAGAGCGTAGGGATGACACCGACTTTATGGAGTACGCCGATGGTGGGCCTGTTGGCTTGTATGCCAACATTAACGCCAAGAGGAAACGTATCGCGGCTGGCTCTAAAGAGAAGATGCGTAAGCCAGGTTCTAAGGGTGCACCTACAGCTCAAGCATTCATTAACTCTGCTAAGACTGCCAAGAAATGACCACTACAGGAACCACAGCCTTTAACATGGAGTTCACTGAGCTCGCTGAAGAGGCGTGGGAGAGAGCTGGCCGTGAGATGCGTACAGGTTATGACCTACGCACGGCGCGCCGTTCTCTCAACCTGATGACCATTGAGTGGGCTAATCGCGGCATCAATATGTGGACGATTGAGACAGGGACAATTACTCTGACTCCGGGACTGGCCACATACGCTTTGCCTTTAGATACGATTGACTTGCTAGATCATGTGATCAGAACGCAAGCAAACAACTCTTCAACTCAGGCAGACTTGAGTATTACCCGCATCAGCGTTTCTACTTATGCAACGATCCCTAACAAGCTGGTTCAAGGCAGGCCGATCCAAGTATGGATTCAGCGTCTTTCTGGTGAAACTAATCCCACTGACATTGTACTTAGTGGCAACATCACATCGACCGACACATCAATCACGCTTAGTTCGGTGGTTGGACTAGCTGGGTCTGGGTTTATTCGTTTGGGCACTGAAGACATTTACTACACATATATCAGTGGTAATGTGCTGGGCGGTGTGTTCCGTGGCCAAAACAACACGACAGCTGCAGCACAGACAGATGGAACTGCGGTGTTTGTGCCCCAGTTGCCCGCTGTAACAGTGTGGCCTACTCCTGATAACTCACAGCAGTATCAGTTTGTGTACTACAGAATGCGCCGCATCCAAGACGCTGGCGCTGGTATACAGACATCCGATATGAATTTCCGCTTTCTACCATGTGTGGTAGCTGGATTAGCCTACTACATAGCCATGAAGGTGCCTGAACTGCAGGGCCGTCTGGATATGCTTAAGCGGGTTTATGACGAACAATATGCTCTAGCGGCTCAAGAGGATCGCGAGAAGGCTACATTGAGGTTGGTGCCTCGTATAGCGTTCATTGGTGGTGGTACTTAATGGCAGCCGGATTAAAACAGTACAGTACAGGCCAAGGGTTGGCCCCCTATGAGTTACGCCACTCTGGTGAAGGGGTCAAAGGAAAAGGTTATTTTGGTAAACTTCCAGCCAAGGGCGGAAGTGTTTCGACTGAAATATCTTCTGAGAATGATGAGGGGGAGTACCCGCTTATTGTTCCAACGCTAACTAAAAATGAAGTTGACCATCTTTTGGCGGGTGAGAAGCCTACAGA